CCGTCGTCTGCTTCGAAACTTGTTCGTTTGGCAATAAAGGTTGTGAGCTCGTCTATTATATCTATATCTTCAATTATTAATTTATCTTGCTCAATCAGATTCTTTAAAACCGAGCATCCTAGTTTTTTAACAAGAGTAGTGGTTCGAACGCCCATTTGTTGGTTTCGGTTTCCATACTCAGTAATAATTTGACCTTTTCTGCCTAAAACATTAACTTTGATTAAATTTTCATATTCGAGATCAGTATGTAAAATATCTGCGACTTGACCACCTATATCATTAACCTCGACTAAGCAATAGGCATCATTATACTTTTTACCAATTGATCGGACTATAGATGGTAACACCAAGGGGGATGTTATATTATTTCGATACTTAGCAACAATTTTATATGGAGTTTGAGTGACATCCAATACTACCACCGCACTATAATCCTTTCCCTGTCCCCGTGATGTATCCACGGTCATGAAATAGACATGATCTTTTTTAACATCCTCTTCGTCGTTTTCTTTTCTTACGGGTTCTTCGTAAATCCAGAAACCGTCTTTATTTCTCACGAGCGGTTGTTTCCAATACATGGAATTCAATTTAGCTGAAGATATCAGCGTATTGCTTGAACCAATAAAATCACATTCGAACTCCTGCTGGAACTGTCTATCCGATGTGTTTTGAATTGTTTTTTGTTTCCATGCTTCATTTCTCAGAGGACCACCCGGATATTCTGGAACCTGACTCCAATGTACATCTATTGCTTTGTATTCGTTTTTATTATTAATAGCACCCTTCCAAAATTGATAAAACATATTCAATCCGTTTGGTGTTGAAATAATAATAACTTGAGTTGTTTGACCAGAGGTTACTGTTGGATATACGGAACTAAAGAATTCTTCGGATACATTTGTAGGAACGTGAGCAAACTCGTCCAGTAGAATAATGTTATAAGAACCACCACGCACCGCACTTGAACTTGTTGCGGCGGCGATTATTCTTGATCCGTTCTCTAATTGAATAGAATGTTTATTCCATTCTACTATTCCCTGCTGTAACCATAATGGCAAATATTCATATGCCATTTTAATTCTTGCTAAAACTTCTCTTGCAGCAGATTGCTTGTTTGCAAGAATTGCGATATTCATATTTTGATTGAATAATGCTTTTTGTAGCAAGTATCCAGGACCTACAGTTGTGGTCTTTCCTGACTGTCTTGGTAATTTACAAATAACATGTCTATTATTCCAAAGAGTATTAATTATTGTTTCTTGATAATCATACAAATTAAATGGAACGATACCGGAGTCTAGTGACACTACTTTGATATAAGTTTTAGCAAAATGTATAGGATCGTTGGCGCATTTTAAATATTCCTCTACCTGTTCTTTGGTAAAGTCTATTTTAACACCAACTGGTTTTAAATTGCTGTTTCCTAAGTAACCTTTTCTGTTATATTTAACCGGCATCGTCTTCGCTTTCTGCATCAATTAAATTTTCACCTGATTTAAATTGACTTCTTGATTTATTTAACAAATTCTGTAGGTCGGTAGTAGAACCGACATATATTGAATTGTTTGTTGTATTTTTAATAGAAACTTTATCTTTATCTGCCTCATTTGCTTTTGTGTGCAGATCTAGAAGATCCTTGTTCATCTCACTGAGTGTTTTTAGAAGGGTCGCAGCGACCTCATACGCTCTTGGAGAGTCACCTGCGGTCGCAACCCGCATAATTCCATCTACCGCGTCCATACCCGTTCCTATCAATTCCTTGATACCATCTCGGGCAGAATCAAAATCTGTATTAAGTAATTGCTCTCTTCTTTCGCGTTTTAATTGCGACAATTGTTTTTTATCAACTATGGCTTCTTTTGGAGAATCCGTAGGTTCATATTTTATTTCAAGTGCTTTTGATATTTTTTCTTCAGACATAATTTAAACCTCATATTACAGAAGACCCATCTGTCATTGTGACGCTTCCAGTTGTGGCATTTCCTGTCCAACCAAAGTCCGTAATAAAATTGGATGGAGCGGCAGTAGAACCCAAGAAAGAATCGAAGAAATTGACTTCGGATGTTTCGATAGAAACCGGCGTTCTTTCTTTGATTTGTCCATACACATATGTTTTTGCTGTAAAATCAAATACAGATGTTATCAATCTTCTTGTAGAAAAATCGCCTTCAAAATCTTCATTTGTTGCGACAGAGTTCAAAACAAAAGGAACATCAACTTTACTGGACAAAGGATTCATATTTAAACTTACCGTAAAATCTGGAGCAAAGTTTGGCAATATTTGCTCTACTATTTGTAAGGTGTCTGTTACATTTCTTGTGAACAGATATAAGTTAAAATTGATGTTGTAGGGAACTTCAGACCACATGGAATACTCTGTTCCATTAATTTGTTTTGCAATGTTTTTTAGTTTATTTACTTTTCTTGTTGGGTCATACAGATATGTTGTTATATCAAATCCCAATCTAGGAAGAGTTATCTGCACATGCTGATTGTCTGTTATTGTGTTATCTTCTCTTAGTTTTCGTAAAAACTTTTCCTTGGGTCCGTAAGTTATTGGAACTCTTACCTTTTCTGTAACATTATTAGATTCATCGAATTTGGAAAGATATATTTCGTTAAATAGCGATCCAAACGCTAAAACTAATTTTCTTACACTTTCGTTATAATAACTTGAGTCAATTCCAAACATTAGTATTTACCTTCCGAGAATGGATCTTTATCTGTAAAGTCGAATAGCGATCCACTTGTATTTTTATACTGAATCACATCATTATCTAGATTTGGTGATATTGTATTTTGTGGATCTTTCTGTACTATAATATTTGTTGCAGTAACACCAATTACAGAGAACTCTGCGTTTGAATATGCACCCTTTATAGATTGATTTCCGGTGAGGAATGTACCAGAAACATTTCCAAGATAAAGTATGTCGTAAGTGACACCATCTTGTTGTTCTATAAGAGTTGCAGTTGCAGTTGCATCTGCAAGCGTCGATCCTGCACCACATATACCAGCGACTTGATATAATATTTCGCCTGCTGTATAGTATCCAACAACCGGATCATTTGCAGTAACACCGATGAACATCTTAAGGGCGTACTCTTTCTTATCGCTTTCAATTGTATCGATGTCTGTAATTCCTGTACTGATTTCTTCGTTGCTATAAGTAAACAGTTCACATTCAAGAGTATATGTCGTGAGTGCTCCAAATTGATAAAACGGATCTCTTTTGTTTACATGGTTGATTTCAAATAAAGAACCGCTAAGTGAAAAATAAACTAAATCACCTACTCTTGGATAAACAATGTCGGAATCCTTTGTTGTTACTTCTTGTTCGAATCTAGTCCGTGACAATATAAGAGTAACGCGATCTGTAATGTTTATTCCAAATTTACTAATTACATCTGCCTGTCCATCAAACTGCATAACATTCTTTATGTACATCTCAATTGTATATGCATCCGTGAATTTATTTTGTATATCTTCGCCAAATAATTCATCAATGTTTACATAGTTTCTTGGTATGTAAATCATGTCTCTGCCCATAGAACGAATAGTTTCGATGGTTAAATCGTTTACTAATCGCTGCTCGGCAGTACTATCACGGAAAAAAGGATTTGTTGCCATTTAATTATCCTACCATAAAATCTATAGGCAATTCATATGCTGTTAGCATTTCTAACTCTATTGCTTGGAGTTCTGCCTGTGCTTCTTGGTATATTGCTGCTCCCTTTAGGGTTATACCGCCAGGGAGCTGTACGCCGTCATACTTAGCCATGTTTGCTCCCCATTGTCTTTTGATGAGGGCTGTTAGGTACTTTTTGAGTAGACGGTCGTTATAAATTTCTGTATATTTTTCTGGATCTAGAAGAACAAACGCTTCCAAAACAATATATTGTCCGACAACCATATCTGCTTTTCTTCCGGTAATATGTACTCTATTAGTAACTTTGCTAAATGTTATTGATTTTTCGGGTTGGAAGAAATCCTGAATCAATTTAATATATCTTTTAGCAGAATCATAGGATGCAAGACCCATAGATGGACTTCCACCCAATCCACGATTGATACCAAAGTAATCAGTCAGTGCTAATTGATAACGAATGTCAAACATATCAACGGTGGTTAACATACCAAATTGGAAGATTTTAACAATGCTCAATATATCATTACCAGTGGGGCCATCGCCACCGGGGCCATTTGTAGGACCTAGAGTGGATGTATCGACATAACCATTATCGATATCTGTCTGGGTTAATTGATATTTAAAATATGCTCTTTCGACACCATCAAAGTGTCTTTCCGCAAAATATTGAAGAGCTTCTTCCAAACGATCTTCGCATTGCTGATAATCAACATTGATTTGTATGACAGGATGACCCAGATTCCTGAGTGAATAGTCAATTATTGATTCCTTAGAATTTATTGCCATTTAAAAATCTCCTTACTTATTTATAAGGAGATTTTATTATATTATTCTGGTTTTGCCTGTTCTTCTGGTTTATTCGGAGGTTCGTGAGTCGAAACCTTTATTTTTTCCAGTTCTTTATATGATATGTTTTCAATATAATATCTTCTGGTTATAGGTGAAACTGCTTCCTCTGGACTTGATGGTTTGTAATTAGTAAACCCTGGCATTTGCAATGGGCAATTTAATTTTGGATAGTCCAATTTGCTATATTCATTGCCTTCGGCATTTAACCAAGTTCCCTTCTTATCGCCGCATCCACATCCACCGCAGAAAAATCTACCATCGGTGGTGCTTTGCTTTAAATATTCACAGGGAGGTAATTGACCATCTTGGTCTTTATTACCAAAACAACTCAATACTCTGAGTTGCTTTATTGGTTTGTTTACTCTTTCGTTCTTCAATCCACGAGAAGTCAAAGCAGTAGCAAAACTCTGCACCATGCTTATTTTTTTACTTAAACTATTGGTTTCTTTTATTTCGTCTTTACGAAACTCAGGTTCATCATTATTCATATTATTTTTCCTACAATTGCACCCCATAATATAACTCCATTTCTATTTATGTCAACAAAATTCTTCTAAAAAACAACATAGACACTCTGGTATTTACAGAAGACAATATCATTCTTCCATAATTGCTACTATCTGCAATTGACATATATTGACAATATATCAATTTATCAGTTTTCATTGTTGATGTCATAAATGCACCAATCGGAGCAATATGTTCTTCGAACGCTCCCGTATATTTTTTATATTGATACGCAAAGAATTGCAATTCTTTGATTGATGGTAGATAAAAATCAACAAATCCTTTTCTGTTTTTGCCCGCAATAGTATTTGTCAATTTTGTTTTTATACCATTAAATTGTTTATTGTCTCCATAAAAATTATAGAAACCATCGTAATTTGACAAATTGGTATAATTTGTTTGGAATCTTTCATCTGTATCCAAAAATCTTGTAATATAAGTCGCAGGTTCAACTACCAATGCCCATTTATTGTTTGATTTATTTCCAGGCCCTATTGCTTCTGAAAAATAGTTTTTAGCAAAAGAAACTTGTGAAGACCCATATATCGAAGAACCTCTTGGTGTTATTGGTGAACCGGGTTCAAATTTTCCGATATAAAATCCACCTTTATACAATTCTCCAATAGGAAGGTCTAATGAATCAAATTCGGTTTCGGACATAGTTTCTGGTTCTATTAACCTACTTCCTATTTTTGTCGGAGTTTGTGGTGAATATATGTGATCACAAACTTTCATATCCGTTCTCATAGGAACCCAATATTCAGAACAATCTGATTCTATTGAAAAATTACAATTATATGAATATGTGCTATTTGTTTTGTTCAGAGAATAACAACTTCCATGCTCAAATCCTTCAAATAGTGTTGATTTTGTGGTCATCAGACTAGCGAAATTAGAAGAACCGCAGTTTGCAACACCATTTCCTAACATACTGCCTTCGCATAATTTGTTTTTTGAATATATTGCTGGTTCGTTTGAGAGTGTATATCCAAGACAATCTGAACTTTTACATACGTTTTTGCATACAATTCCTGTTGGAACATTTGCTTCATTTCTTTCCATGTAGCAGCAGGATCTTGGAATTCGGGCATCAAGAGTATCGCAAGACCCGTTTAATTCATTTTGTGGATATGTTTTAATACAAAATCGTCTTGCTACATTGATATCTTGCATGCTGGTATCAGTAGGACATGGTGAATTTGTCCACTTACCACCCAATCGATCACATTCACATTGAGTTGTTGGTGTAAGTCCTGTTGTGCTATAAGTTATTGGATTTCCGCAACTAACAGTAGATCCCTCTACATCTAAAAATGAAGAATTACAAGAACAACAACACCCTATTTCACCGCGTTGCGGACAAGTAATTGTTTCAATATCTCCATATTGGAAGTTTCCGCCAGATTGAAAACATTCAACTAATGTTTTTTGGGTTTTATTTCCCAGAAAATCACAACATACTCCAGTAGATTTTAAATCCCCAGAATAGTCTATTGTGCTTTTTGTTCTTGTTCTAAATTGTATTGCCATATTAACTCTCGCAAAGTTCGTATTGTTTTATTAAATCTGGATCATAAAGAACAGGAACACATTCGTATTGTGTAGGATCCTCTGTATTATATATTTTAATATAAACTAGATTATCGTTTCCAGAGGAATTTATAACAGGTGGTACGCCTTCTGGTACAAAATTGAGTGGAGGGGGAGCACAAAGCCCTGTCATTGTTGATATACAAACTCCACCATTTTGATAACTTGAATTTTCACAATCAGCAACACATATAAATTCCGGTGGTTGCCATGCAGTATTTGCTACTAATCCTAATTTAGTAGTTTCGTTTCTATTAGCCCAAGTTCTTTCTTTCATCTTTCCTGTCAATACTCCGGGGTTGACTGTGCAGGTATTGCATGTTTCTGGTACATTTGTTATTCTATCGTAACTGATGTCGCTATTAAATAAAGGTTGATAATTTACTGTAGGACCGCTTGGAACAGGTCTGTATCTATTTGCGGCCCCTTCGCATGTTCCGGGAACTGAATCATTGCTCTCACAATTTGTTGTTGTAAGTTCGCCACTTAAATCATTTTTTAAATTTGCAGGAAAATTGAGTTCATATTTCATCAATCGATATCTACCAATACCCAATTTGCAAGTGTCGGTGGTGCCAACTCTAGAGACATCGTTGTCAATTGAAACATAATATGCAGTTATATCTGTTGTTATTACTGCTGCACCCGTAGTATCGATACTATGACAATTTGTGCTGTTAATTATATTAGCACCGACTGTATTATTAGTAACCGCGCCACTTAATGGTGTTGGTTGTCTATATCGAACTACAATTAATGATCTAGGTTGTCGTGTACTTCCTGCGGGACATGCTAAATTAAACCCTTGAGTGCCTGTTTGGTTTACATAGTCATACCACTTTGTATAGACCAATTTATCGGTGGCATCCCAACATGAACATTTAAATATAAAAGGAATTCCTAATGCCAAATCTAAAGTAAAATCTCCTCCTGCATTGAAACCATAATCATCTGACATGAATTGTATAAATCTATTAGAATATAACTCTCGATTTGTAAAGTTTGGAAAATAGAAAGTACTCGATACATCAGCAAAAGTCAAATCAAATGGTCTGGCTACTTTGTTTGCGTTGCTACGGAATAATGTGTGATAATCCGAACTATCCCATCCACCTACAGACTCTACTATAATATCAACATTTTGAGTAGCAAAATTTCCTCTTCTTAATACAAAATTAGAATAAGGCCATTTTGTTCCTGTATCGTCGTTTCCTGTAGGTTGTACTGGATTAATTTTCCATGATATTGCACTTGTTTTTGTACCTAAATAATCGTAATCATCTGTACCACCACTACTAAATTTGGTAAATAAAGCACTACTACTCGAACAAGATGTAGTAGAAGTTTTTGATGATCCAGCAATTTTATCATTGGGAATTATTAAATTATACGCTTGCGAGTTTGCTCCTGATCTTGCATAGTTTTTAAGAGCACATACATCTACGGCGGTTGATATTGTTGTAGTAAAATTACCACTAGTAGATGTACCACCATCATTGTCAGTAGCAGTATACTTAATAGTGTAAAGACCGTCTGCATTGAATGTTATGCCAACCGTAGGTGTATTATTTGGCGATATAGTACTAGTTGACGGAGTTGTTGACCAAAGATAGTTTGTTATTGATCCGTCTGAATCAGTTGCAGAACCGCCAGTAATTGTATAGGTTAATTTGGTTCCAGAAGAACCAGTTGTTGAACCAGAGATTGCTGGTGTACTTGGTAATGCATTTCTTCTTAAAGTAGGATTTGGTGATGTTGATGCGGTTGCCGAAGTTGACGGATTTGTTGCAGTTGCGGATATCGTATAGGTTATTCCGGGTGTTAAATTTGATATTATACCAGTAGAATAATTTAAAGCATTATTTGTAATATTTGAATATGTTGTATTTGCTATTGTTGGACCAGGAGGAGAAATACTAAATGTCAAATTACAAGGGCCGGCAGTTGAAGCATTTGATATTCTAACACTAAATCCACTATAACTCGTTGTTTCATTTGCAACAACAACCGCAGCGGTTGACGTAAAAGCAACAGTTGGAGTTATTGCCGCATTTAAAGTAACAGTTATATTTTGTTCTGTATATGTTCCTTCATTGTCTGTTACTCTCAATCTAAATGTATATGTTCCTGCTACACTAAATCCGGTAACAGTTGTATTTAAACTAGTCGATGAATTTATTGTTGGTGTAGATCCAGCACCACTAACATAACTCCATTCTGTTGTTACTGATCCTCCATCTGGATCAGCAACACTTGCACCACTTCCAATTGTTATAGATTGTGATGATCCTCTATAAGTATCAGTAACATTATTAAGACTATTAATCGTGGGGGATGAACTATTTACTACAACATTTGTTGTTTGTGATGTTGTATTTGTGCCATCAGAAACATCTACTTTAAACGTATATGTTCTACTTGATGGTGTGGTGGAGGAAGAAAAAGGCACAGTCATTCCAGAAACTGTTGCTGTGTTTGCACTAGTACCAGAACCGGGTACTATTGTTGCTAATGGCGTGGCCGGAGAAGTTTGACTAAAACTATAAGTTAATGGTTGAGAATTAGGATCGGTTGCACTTACAGTTAATGATGTACCAGCAGAACCGTCTGATATAGTTACTGATGTTGGGGTTGCAGTAAAACTATTAATACTTGGTGCGGGATTTGCGTTTACTGTTATTTGTCTTGTAACAGCAGTAGATTGTCTTCCATTATTGTCGGTTACTATTAGTTGTACTGTATAACTTCCTGCTAAATCTACAGTTAATGTTGGATTAGAAACACTAGTACTATTCAATGATGCATTACTTCCGTTTGGTTTTGCTGTTATTGACCAAGCGTATGTAGAGATAAATCCATCGGAATCGGATGCAGAAGAAGCCAATGAAACTGTGTTTACGGGTAAAGTTATAGAAGTTCCGTTAATTACAGGTGAAGTAATTGTTGCGGTTGGTGCTGCATTTCTTTTTATGGTATAAGATCTTGAGGCTCCAGTTGAATTTGGATCCCTTACTACTAAAGTAAATCCATATGTTCCACCTATTTGCGGATCTGTAAAAAATATATTAGTTTTTCCATCACTTGATGATGGAGTTATTATGTTTGGAGTTCCTGCCCCTGCGGGTCTTATTGCAGTACTTGCAATCCAACTAAAGGTGAAAGGCCCTGCGGGGTCGTTTACATCGTTTGCTGTTATATTAAATAAACTTGTATTAAATGATGTCGAAACTCCATCAAAATTTTGAACTAATGTTCTAGTCGTTTCTGTTATAGATGGAGAAGAATTTGCAAATGCTAAGTTTTTTCCTGAAGATATTACAGTCTGACCTTCATCATCTGTTATTCTAAAAGAAAAAGTATATCCGCTAGCTGTTCCACTAGGAATTAATCTTGGTCCTAAAGTACAAGTTGAACTATATGTTGTTCCTGCGCCGCTTGTAGATGATATGGTTGGATTTGTAAATGATATATTTCCAGTATAAGTAGAAGGGAATGCATCACATGTAAATGTAGGTGAAGTTAATGAACCTCCATCTGGATCATTTGCAAAACCAGTAATACCAAAACTATAAGGATTATTAAAATTTACATTATTAATTAGAATTGAAGGTAAAAATACTTGCGCCGTTGGGGCTTGATTATTTACTACAACATTTACTGAATTGGAAGTTACAGTTTGATAGTCATCAGATGCCTTTGCAACAAAAGAATATGTTCTTGGAGTCCCATTTGTATTTGGTATTAATCCAGATATTATTCTTGTCCATGTTGTTGGACCATTTAAAACTGGTGTTACTGTATATTCACTATAACCATTGGTTTCCTCAATATTCAAAGAAGTAACATCGGAAGATGTTGTTGCAGTTAATGTAACACTATTACTGGGTAGAGTTATATCGCTTGTAGAAGTAATAAGATTTACTGTCGGCGGAGCATCAGATATTAATTGAATTTGAACTGTGTCTTCCGAAGAAGTATTTCCATTATTATCAGTTATTGTTAAACCAAATACATACACTCCAAAAGTAGAAATATTGACTACTGTATTTTGAGAAATTGGAGGAACTAAAGATGCAGCATTTCCGGGATTTGTAATTATTCTCCAAGAATATGCAGAAATAGAACCACCAGATTGATCTGTTCCTGAACCAGTTAAATTAAATTGTTTTGGCCAAGAAGTATTTGCTGCATATGTGTATGATTGATCGTTTCCTGCATTTGCAATTGGATTTGGATCAGTCACATTTAATGTTAATGTACTGGTTGATGTTGAACCAGAGGCATCTGTTACTGAAACGGTAGCAACATGTGTTCCGCCTTTGTTCAATCCAGAAAGAATAGTTGTTCCGCTTGTAGAATTGTTTGGTGTAAATGTATATGTTGTACTCGGCCCGCTCAAACTCCAATTATATGTAAATGTGGATTGATCTGGATCAGTCGCAACTGCTGTTATTGATTGTGATGTTATTGGTAATGTTAATGATGTTGGATTAGCCGGGGATGTTATTTGAACTGTTGGACCAGTATTGACAACAAAAAATGTATATGTGCTGTCAGTGAATGCAGTACAAGTATCAGTTGCTCTGACTTTAAAAGAAAATCCATTTGTTACACTTACAAAGTCAGCAGCAGTTTTAGTTGGATCTTTATTTAAGAAAATACTAAAAGTATTATTTGCTGAATTGAAAGAATTAACACCACGGGTAAAATATCCCGTTGGTTGTAAAGACCCAAGAACAAATGCAATATTTGATATGCCATTAGAATCTGCTGCACTGAAATCAAATGGTCCTATAGTCGCAGGAAGTGGATTTGAAAAATTTATAGAAGTCGGATTTGTTATTACTGGTGGATTATTAATTTCTTGTGTTACACTAATGAAAACATCTTTTGTTACACTTTGAGAAATAGTAGAATCTGAAGTGTTTGCAAAACCCTGTTCAGTCACTGATACTTTAAATACATAAGTACCAGCACCAGTAATGTTAAAAATTGAAGTTATTGTATTATTTTGTGTACTAGTAGAGACAAATTGAGCATTTATTCCTGCTGTTGATTGGATAGCATCAAATTGTATTTGTGTGATTAATTGATTTACTGGCGTTAAATCGTCAGTTACATTTGCTACAATTGCAATATTTTTTCCAGTAATTAGTTCAGAACAACTAGCAGATATGGAAGTTTGTGTCTGGGTAGTGTCAATTACTGGTAATTCATTTCTAACAATTTGAAAAGTTTTAGTTAAAACTGTACTTTGTTGTCCTTCGTTGTCTATTGAATAATGGGAAAGATTAAATGTTCCTGTTCTTGCAAATGTCAAAGTAGGAGTAGAAGAATTAGCATTTGTAATAACAACACCACCAGCAGGAGAACATGTTGTATTATACGAAACAATAGACCCGCCATCTGGGTCTGTTGCGTTTAAATTACAATTTAGTATAAAATTAGATCTTAAATTTGTTGTTAGAGTACCATCAGAAAGGACTTCAGTAAATCGATATATTGGTGCGTCAATTGTAGGAGAATAGGTTGCAGATATTGTTGGTATTTGTGATACAACAGTTATTTTTGTACTCTTTGTTGTTTCGTTACCAAGAGAATCTTTGACATATAATGTTGCATAGTATATTTTATCTGTCAATCCACCCGGTCTACCACCCGCCACGTTATATGATGAAGTAGATGACAATAATGAAGCATATGGAATCTCTGTGTCTATAATACCATCTACTGTGTCTTTAGTGAGAACCCATTTAAATTCAAGTGCATCGTTTTCTGGATCCGATATTCCACTTGCAAAAACTGTAAAACTTGTATCTGGATTTACATTAAAATCCGAACTTATTGTTGTGATTATTGGCGCACCACTACGATTTATTATAATCGAAATGGTTGCCTGCGCTGTTGCTCCAGATGGATCCGTGACCGTGCATCTAAATTGATATGTACCTGTATTTCTCAGATTTACTGTTATAGATGAAGTAGTTGGATCGGTTATTGAGTTTACTGTACCCGAAATAACAGCCCAATTATATGTTAAAGTTTCATCATCGATTGCGGTTATACTAAGAGTTCTTGTAATATTTACTGCTTCTGTTGCATTTACAGTAATTGTTTCATCTGGTGTTTGTGATGTAATTACTGGATTATTATTTGTTACTATGAATGATACTTCTTTTGTAACTGTATTGAATGCATCAAAAGGATCTTGTTGTAAAGTAAATCTTGCTTTATAAGTACCAACCATAGTAGATGGTATTATTTTTTGAATATTTGCAACACCAGATAGTGGTGGAAGATTTTCATATTCCGTAGAGGTTATAGAAGAATCAGGATAAATCGTATCCCACTTATATTTTAAATTTCCTTGATTTGCATCTATTTGTGCCTTTGCTGTAAATGAAGTTCCAACATTTCCAGATGCGGGTGTTACTGTTAATGTGAATGTTGGTAATAAATCTCTTGTAAAGGCCAGAACAGTATTTCTTGTTGAAGTCTGACCTTCATCATCAGTTACTGTGCATTTTACTGTAATAAAGAAAGAATTTACTTCATCCGAGGGAGCATCTACAGAAAGTTTAACAGAAGATTCTGTAATTGGTGTTATGGTTGTTTGAGAGTTTCCTGTATTTGTTAATACTTCAAATTGATATGTTACATCTCCACCATCTGGATCATATGCTTGGGCAGCAATTGTTCTTTCAATTGTGGTTGGTAGAGATTGTAGCGTTATTACATCTGGAAATTCTGTTAAGGATTCAATAACCGGATTTTGTGTTTGTATGTTCAAAGATACTGATTTTGTTGTTACATTATTTCCAGTATCTTTGAGTGACACTATTATTTCATAACTTGTAGTTTCTGTACCAAATTGTTGCAATGCTTGTGTTGTATATGATGTAAGTTGTAAATTTGGTAAAGAAACAAATTCAGTTCTATAAACTTCTGTAGTAGATGGTTGTAATCTATTTACTATGACTCTATATGTAAGTGCATTATTTTCTGGATCAGATGCATTTAGAATATTAATCGTTGCAGTTTCATTCGGCAACACAGTTGGTGTCGTTAATACTAAATCAAAAACCGGAGGATTGTTTACTGGGGGTGTGTCTGTGCCACCAACACATCTGCAATTTACATTCTCGCATCGCTCTTCTTCACCCATAAAAATGCCATCATATTCGGCACTTTTGCATTCTGCTGGAGTCAAATCATCAAAGCAAAGAAGATCTTTAGCAGCACATGCACAGCAAGCACCTCTTCCTATATTCTTCTCGCAGCAATTTGTAGTAGAACAATCTCCGCCTGTAAATGATCTACCGCCCAAAATCAACTCACATTGTATTCTGGAAAGTTGATCACCTATACAGTTTCCATCTTTACAGCATGACAATTTTTCAGTTTCACATGGGTCAAAGCACAAACGACCTTCTGTTATAACGCTTTCATAATTTTTTCCACTAGAATTGTTTGGATAGGTTCCACAAGCAATGCCAGAATAGAAATTTCCACCAAAGAAAGAACATTCTTCTACACTTACATTTTCTATGCATTGTCCGTTTGAACAACAAAGACCCAATTCAGTACCACATGATTCTACACAAGAAACAAGAGGAGAGAATCTACCACCCAATAAATCACATTGATCTTTTGTAGAATAATCTAAACAATTTAATGTATTTTCTGGATATTTGGTATAGCAGCAAGAACCAGTTGAAAGTGCAGGAACGCAAGATTCTATATTGGCAAAGGTATCCCTATTTGTATAGGTTAAATCTATTCCTCTTTGAGAAACTACTGCATACCAGTTGTTTCCTGCGTCAAAAGAAAATAGATTGACTATGCTTTTACCACAAGTAAAGTAGTTTTCATTCTCTTCAAAATAAACATTTTCTGGGAACTTCCAGATATCATCAGAAGTAAATAGAACGGTTGCAGTTATAATTTCATTTTGTTTAAATGAACCAGTAAATCCTGCAATGCCAATTGGTGTTTGTAGAACGTAAAAACCACCATTCTCTAGATCAATATAAATTCCACCAGTTGTTCCTATGGTAAAATTTTCTAGTTCTCCATTGACACCAACATATTGATTTTTCTTAACCGGCCCTACTCTTTTTGTATAAGCAGAATCGTTCAAAAAGAATTGGTTCTGGAAGTTCATATTTCCAGTACCGTCTAGTTTGACCCGCGTACTTGATGCCAGATTAGATCCCTTTAGATACATTAAAGTATCTGCGGACAATCCGAGCGAGTACAAATTTCCCACCGTAGATGTGTAAGTCGTATCAATTAATAAATTGTTATTCGTTGTAGTGACAACAAGAGAACCAACACCACTGATACCTTTGATATTTAATTGACCTTCAGAAGAAGATCCGACTATAGAAATACCCTCACCTACAGATTCTGGTATTTCAGTATTACCATATCCGGTCGTTCCGCGAAATGTTCCTTTTATTTCAGAAGTCACTCCGTCAGAAAATGTTAATACTACTCCGGTGGTTATTCCTTGAATAGAAATTACATATTTACCATATGTACCTGTTGCTCCAGTAGCACCTGTTGTGCCAGTAGCACCAGTAGCACCAGTTCGTCCTATAGGACCAGTGGGGCCATCCGGGCCTAGCATTTTGATTGATGAAATTGAGCTACTATACATGGTATAAAGTATCTATATCAGCAAAGTTCATATGATGACATATCTGTTTCTGTAACTATAGGAACACAATCATAAGTTTCATCGATATTATATATTTTTACAAATGTTATTGGTGTATTAATTGTAGTAAATGGTGAAGATGTTGTTGGTGGTACTGGGGAACCAAAGTCTCCATTGCAAGATATTGTCATTCTTCCGGGCATTTTAATCGTAGGAACACCTTTGCCTGGAGAATTTGGATTATAAGGGCCACTTCCTGATGTGCCTGGGAACCAATCAGGATAAGTTGCTTCCTTTGTCCAACCGCCTGGCGCACATTTTGGGCATCCAGTTACATGCCATACTGGCGGTGATTCTTGTGGACTATCTGAAGTACCCGGATTTGGAAATGTTTTCGGTGTTTGAATTTCATCGTCATTGCCTCCGGGTACAGTTTTATCCCAATCTTTTATATACTGATTATAACATGGATCTTTCATAAACATACAAACAGTATCGCCCTGACAGAACATTCCACAAATACCATTTGCAAGACAATATCCTGTATTGTTTTCTTGTGCGGGTTTATCATCGGCGTTTATGACTCCACCATTATCTGGATTACCACAGCATTTACCATAATCAATATTTCCATTGCCACTTCCTTGGCCCTTTCCGCCACCTTCTCCGTTTTTATTTCCACCCTTACATCGGGGTTGTCCATTTGGGGCCACTTCCCAGTCTGTACCATCCCCTCCTCCACCTGGTCCTTTATCTCCAGATGGTCCAAGATTTTTTTGTGATGGATCATTTAAACCTTTGCATGGGGGGTCTTTATATAGCGCACACGGAAAAGGAGTACAGTTAGCTCCAACCTTTTTTGGGCAATAGCATTCAAATTTTACATTACTATTTTTGCCTTTAAATATATCAACAAAACTATCTGGTAGGTTTTCTGCATATTTGCACGGATCGGAACCAAAATTAAATGGACAGCTTAAATTAGTATTAGCATTATTCAATATCTGTGAACAATCTTCACCAGGCACGGCACCGCTAAATGGACAACCTCCGTGGCCAGGACATAATGCGTCTTTTTCTTCATTCGTTCCAGATGTCATTGTTTTCTTAGCTTTACAGCAAACAAAGAATTTCATCATCTCTTCGTAGCAATCCATGCGACAAAGAACCTTACTGAAATCTGGACAGCCAGCATCAACTCCACAATTTGGCATTATAGCAAACTGTGCGCCTTCCTCTTCACCTGCTGGAGTACCAGATGATGGTCCTCCAGCCGGTGGAGCTTGTTTTTTCCAGAAAGGAATATGTGAATCGTCCCCATTTTTACATGGTGAAACATATTTACCGTCTTTGAAGTGGTACGGATTCTTATGGCGATAGCAGCATCTGTTTGTGTAATTATCTGGATTTCCAAGATCGCCAGCTGGATTGGGCGAGCCGTCTGGATTTTTTAAAGGTCCAGTAGCACCACCATCTAATGGTTCATCTTTAATAATTTCTTTGCCCCAACCAGTATAGTTGCAACTTGGACATATATTTTTGGGTGGTCCCGTTTCGCCCGGGCCTGCACCTCCGCCTGATCCTGTACCCTGCCCACCACCTGTCTGTGTGCCGCCGTCTTCTCCTCCAGTATCTGTGCCACCACCATCATCCGGACCTGAGGGATTACTGGGATCTCCATCTCCGTTGTCTGTTCCTCCAGTTTCTCCACTTTCTCCACCTGTGCCGCCAGTTTCACCTTCACATGTGGTTGATCCGCATATTACGCCATCTCCTTTATATACACCACCGGCACTAGAACATTCTGCATATGTTTTTGTACTACAAGTAGTTCCAATACAACATGCACCTTTTCGTTGTTCACATTCTGTATCGCTACAAACATCTCCTGCTTGACCCGGAATTCCACCTAGTGATATGCACTGAGAACGAGGAACATCAACGCAACTTCCATCGGTCTTACAGCAGGGAACATTTGGATCTTCTGGTGGGATATTAGCACAAGAACAATCACAATTTAAATTCTCACACCGCTCACCTTCACCCATGAATATTCCGGTGTATGCAGAATTTATAGACTTTGCATATTTTGTGCATTGAGATTTTGTTAAGTCATCTTTGCATTCAACTGACTTTCCTGCGCTGTTATTACATACACAGCAAGCACCCGTACCTATATTATTTTCACAACAATTTATAGTGGAACAATCTCCACCAGTAAAAGATTTACCACCAAGTATTAATTCACATTGTATTCTTGAGAGATCATCGCCTATGCAATTTCCATCTTTACAGCAGGCCAATTTTTCAGTTTCACAAGCATCAAAGCATAGTCTTCCTGCTTCTATCGGATAACCATAATTAGGGCCTGCTGGATTATTTGGATAAAACGAACAATTTATAGTTGAATAGAATCTACCACCAAAGAATGTACATTCTTCGACATCTACGTCAGCCAAGCACTGACCGTTTGAACAGCAAATACCGCCTTGAGCACAAGTCTGACTGCATGAAGAAAGTGCGGTAAATTCACCACTCAACAATTGACATTCATCTTTTGTTACATACTCAACACAGTTCTTCGTGTTTTCTGGGTATTTTGTATAGCAGCAAGATCCTTTACCAAAGGAAGACTTACATGCATTCAGGAATTCTACATCCAACCCACGCTGAGAAACGGTAGCATACCAATTGTTTCCTGCATCAAATGTGAATATATTGACTATGCTTTTGCCACATGTAAAGTAGTTTTCGTTTTCACTGAAGTATACATTTTCAGGGAACTTCCATATCTCATCTGATTCTATTATTAATGTTGCATTTAGAATTTCATTTCGTCTGAATGAACCAGTAAATCCTGCAATACCGATTGGTGTCTTTACCAGATATAGACCGCCATTCTCTAAATCAATATAGATTCCCCCCGTGGTTCCTATAGTAAAGTTTTCTAAGGCTCCGGTGATGCCGACATATTGATTTTTCTTTACAGGTCCAACTTGTTTTATGTATGCAGAATCATTTAAAAAGAATTGGTTCTGGAAGTTCATATTTCCAGTACCATCCAATTTTACTCTGGTACTTGATGCCAGATTAGATCCCTTTAGATACATTAAAGTATCTGCGGATAGACCGAGGGAATAAAGATTTCCTACAGTTGTTTTGTATATCGTGTCTATTTTTAGGTTACTATCATCAACCGTTATTGCTAACGATCCAATGGCACTTATGCCTTTTATGTTCAGTTGACCTTCGGAGGAAGAACCAACTATTGATATTCCTTCTCCTACCGATTCTGGAGTTTCTGTATTACCATAACCAGTAACACCCTTTAGGTTTGCGGTTACTCCGCTTGTGGTTCCATCTGAGAAAGTTAATATTATTCCGGTAGTTGCACCTATAGCAGAAATTACATATTTGCCATATGGTCCTGTATTTCCTGTTGCTCCGGTTGTTCCCGTCGCTCCAGTTGCACCAGTTCTACCAATTGGGCCGGTGGGGCCTAGAGGGCCAAATAAAGAATTTTTAGATATTGCGCTGCTGTACATGATTAATTATTTAGGAAGAACAATTATCATAATCGAAGCAAGACGGACATGTTTGGAAATTATATTCACTGTATGCATCAATTATTTCTATATCGGAGCATCCGACAACTATTGGTATTCTTCGGACAGGTCTTAGTCTGCACAGAGTCTGTCTATCGAGACTCAATACTTGACCATACGCACCATTAGCTGCTTTGCCGAAGTTTTGTGCTAACATTTTTTGACCATTGCAAATTTGATGAGAAAGGTCAAATGCTTGGGCATCAGATAGTCCAAAATCAATAGATAAGAATCTAGATTTATTGTTTATGGTGTCACTTGTTGATTCTAAAGTATACAAATCTTTTATTGTGTGGTTTTGATTATTCCATGATTTAACTCTGCAAACACTTGTCGATGTCCAATAAATGGTATCTCGTGTGTCGTTATCATTATCATAGAAAGTACCAGAACCCTCAAAGTTCCAATTACGCATTAATTCGTGATCATCATCGCCAATTGTAAGAATAGATTGGTTTATCTCTCCAATATACTTTGCAATATAATTCATTTCTACTATGCTTGGAATATACCAATCATCGTATCCATAGAAATTGATTTCATTTGCTTTTGATATTTGTCTTATTGCTGTATTTTCTGGATTTAATTTTTCCCACAATTGAGAATAGTAATATGCAAATGTATCTTTATCTGTTTCGATTTCTTGTTTGACTTCGTTTTCGACCAAGTTCCATTGATTTATATTTTGCGAAACGAATCGATTATATGCCAATTCATCTATTCCATCACCATCATAATCTCTAAACCAGAATTCTGGTTTGCTCTTAGAATATGAATCGTGTATTCTTGTATTGAGCAATCCATCCACAGGCGAAGTTGCAACGGGTTCGATGAAATAGTTTGGTAACTTTGCTTCCGAACCCGGTCCTACGCGAGACTCAAACATATTAGACCACTTCATATAACCAAATGTAACACCGGCATAATTTGTATATAGATCTCTTGGTGCTAAGATCAATGCCCATGAAATATGAATTGCTCTTTTACCATAGAACTGCTCTGCCATATATTTGTATAGACTAGAAGATGGTGTGCCCAATCCAACAACTTCAGTCATTATATTGCAAGTTTGATTATCGAAGGAAAGATACATTGTTGGTTGATAAGTATCTGTTCCCTCGAACATAGTTTGACTTGGCCAAGACACATCATTTCCGATATCAGTAGTACCAGATACCAATTGTGTGATATATGGTGCTCCTGCTTTCAACAAGCATTTGTTTGCATACATTTTGAGAGTCGGTACTCTTGGATGTGTTCTGTTGAAATATTCACGGTAGTATGCACTTGTTGATGGTATTTCGCCTTGATATGTTTTGCAGTTTTTAAATTTCCAAGTTTCGGATTGGTCGCCTGCAACTTCACCTCTTGGATTGCATAGGCACTCAAGTGGTTCTCCAAGTGCAGTTTGTGGTTGTGAGAAAGTGGTGCAGGAATTTGGTGCTCCTATTATTGCAACTAGATATCCACCACCAATTCTTGTACCCGGCGCATTACACGGATCGTTTGATGTTTGTCTGCATGTGGTGGATTCTTTGTAATATTCTGGAGAATACGAAACACCACAGCAATTAATTTCTTCACATAGTGTTCCCAGTCCCATGAATACACCACCAGCACTAGAACATTCTTCTGGTCTTTTTCCGCCTTCACAGTTACTATTACCCTGACCATCAGAGAAGCAACATGCACCAACATAATTAGAAACGCTGCAACAATAATCAGTATCATTTATCTTCGGTAATTCGTCGCACGATTTTCCAAGAATAAATACTGTGTCTGGAATTGCATTACATTCTGCTTGATTTAAATTTAGACATCTTCCCTTATAGCAGCAGGAACCAAGACCAGTAGAGCAAGCATCCGGACAAGAGAACGCTGGTTCTCCTTCTATGATTGTTGTAGAGCACAATTCATCAGGGAAGAAAACTCCACCATATTTTGTGCAAGATTCAAGATTTGTATTTACGCACTTTCCATTTACACAACATGCACCTTCTGGAAAACAATCTGTAGTTCCTGCACGTTCGACACAAGATCTATTACTAAATTGACCACCTATATCAACGCAATAATCTCTATTGCAGTAATCTATGCATAGTTTGTCGTTTGTGCCTTGAGGACAGAAACAGCACGAACCAAATTTATCGTCTGTTAAAAGTTGTGGAAGGAATTGAAATAAACCTTTGGTAAATGTAATTCCCTGAGACAAGAATTGTACTTTAGTACCGCTTCCGCTTCCGGTCGTTCCAAAGAAATATTTTTGTTGAATATCAAACTGATTATTCGGAATATCGTAAACACCATTATTTGATACAAAAGAATCCGATCCATTCCATTTTTCTATTATTTGCATTTTACCGGCAGTGAAACCACCGGAAAGAGTTTGACCAAATTGAGAATATGTACTGAAAATTTGGGTATTTCCATAACTCCAAATGTTTCCAGTATTTCCAGAAATAGGTTGTCTGAATGTATCAAAACCAACAGTAAGTTGATTTATAATATCATTATAAAATGTCTCTCTTGCTCCAATTGCAACACCATTGCTCAAATACAAGAGTTCTCCTGTATTTCCTATTGGATATGTGTCGAATGTCTTGCCTCTTATAATTATTTGATTGGTGTTTTCAACCACACTTTCAATCTCACCATTCAATGAAGTGAATAGTAAAGATTTTACTTTTGGTGTTTCGTTGTATCCTATTTCAATTTTATTTGTGTCTTTTTCAAGATCATCCGTTGTATAGAACGGAGAGAATAAAGTTATACCACTTGCATTATTATTATCAAGAGTAGAACCAGAAAGCACGACAAAAGAATTGGTTGCATCTGTTCCAGCAGAACCAGTAATCCCGATTGTTACCGTTCCGGTTCCGCCAATGTAAAATGTAATATATCCACTTGATGTGGAAGTTGCCCCGGTAATACCATAACCAGTATTTCCGGTATAACCCAATATGCCACCACCCGTCGGTCCAGTGGGTCCTGTAGGGCCGGTAGGTCCAGTTATACCAGTAAATCCGGTAACACCGGAATACTGCATTATGATATTTGAACTTCCGTATATAAAATTAGTCATTTATCACATTCTCATCTAGTCTAGTTATTCTCCAGTATTTATTATCTGAAGACGTATTATTAAAATAACTTTTATCACATCTTATTAATTTGATTGGTCTGACTTTATATTTATTTTCTATTCTGTGTGCCTTTTTAGTGGTAAACTGATCAGTTAATCCATCAGAATCAAATTTAATTGCCCAAGACATTGTGCCGTGGGTCAGACCAGATGGATGATTCAGTACATATTCATTTGTGGTTCCATCAAATGTTCCGGTAGAAGACCAATACCATCCGTCCATTGGAGTTCCACCATTTTGTAATAGTTTTGCATTTACATTATCTTCTGAATCAGACAAACAGTTCTTAGCAATAAATGCCAATTCATCGTAACTTGGAATAAACCAATCTGATATGAAATTATTGGTTTCTTCGTATGCTTTATTGAATAAAGACAATGCTCTTGCACTTGTAATTTCAGTTGCGTCTTGTGTTGGTGTATATGTGGTTTGAGTAAAATTAGAACCAGTTAGACCATAGTAGTATGCATATTCAGAATTTACCATTCTTATGGTATTCATTAATCCATAATTACGGAACCATTTACCATTAAATGAACTATTTGGATTATTTGTGAGCCAAGAACTTGGTTCATTTGTCTTTCTTACAAATCCACAATCTATAAACGAATTTATTGTTAGATTTTGTTTTGTGTTTTCGTCTGTATAATCGTAAATGTAACCTTCCTTGTAGTTTAATTTATCTGAAGTTAATTCGGAAACTAAACCAGTAAATGGATTTACTAGTGGACCCCAATAGTTTCCACCGTGACTCCATATAAATTCTGTGGTATCAGAACTGGTTCCGGTATATTCTACAATTTCATTTGATTCATTTATTGTGATTGGATGCAAAGACATCAGAACAATGTAAGAATCCGATTCTGCATCACAAATGCTATCTCCTGTAAATCCATAACCCACAAAATCATAAATTGATTTATAATCAGAACAACTTATTTCTTCTTCTAATTCCTCAGTTAATTCTGCATATGTTGCAGATTGATTTGATCCAAATATTGGATTACCGAAGCACTTAGTTCCCTTCGGATTAAAGATTCCACAGACCATTCCGTTTTCATAGATATCACCAAAATTTAATGTTTCATTTGGAATTATTCCATAACAAGGAATTCCCTTAATGCGACAATCGAAATCTATGCAAGAAGTTCCATCTCCAAAATATGTTTTATTATTGGAAATACAATCAGGACCATATACAGAATTTTCACAAGTTATTCCAGAATCACAGCAGGATCCTGTGCCTCCATAGCAAACGGGAACTTGTTTTGATGATATACAATTAATTCCATCTCCCTGATAATACCCACCAATTGAAATGCATTGGTCTTTAGTTAAGGATTGACAGTTTCCATTACCATCGCAGCAAGCACCAAAGGACTCTAGTGCATTTGCACAATTAAAATCCAAGCAGGATTGCTTTGAATTTTTAAACTCATACCAAGAATATTGCAATCCAGAATTATCTGCAATGCTTGCACAGTCACAAAATTTTAATTTCTGACATGGTAAAACTTTATTATTTGAATCGCGCAAACAACATGCACCCAATTTACCACAGAATGTAGTTCCTTGTGCAGAAGTAAGACCAGCAATAAAGAATCCATCACATAGAATATTTAAAGTATCAGATATAGTACAATCTGAATTGCAACAAATTCCTGCGGTAACTCCGGCGTTTGTTCCGTATGGAAGTTGTAATGCTCTTGTGAAAACAGTACCAACTTCACTACGACAGGAATATAATGTTGTTCTATCCGTTGTACTTGAATTATTAAAAGTAGCTCCAACGCTAGACATATTGGTAATATTAAAACCAATTACATTACCATACCATATTCCACCTATTGAAACAAAATTTAAAAAGGTGTATGCATTTGCAGTACTAGAAAAACAAGGAACTTCACCTAAAGGCCATACCACAGGTGATATGTCCTTCAGTGACCAATTACTAATATCACTAAACGAATTTACTGTCGCGTATTCCACGGGAAGGGTTGTTGTATTTCCCGGAGGAATTATTATAGTAATAGAATGTGAATTGTTTGTATTTTGTGGTGCTTTGAGTACTATAAAATATCTACTAGTTGATACATTTCCACCAGAAATTGTAGTCGGCGATAAGTAAAAAGCATTTCCAACTGATGGATCTATTTCCCAATATTTTACTTGATTAGTTGTACCAGTTGCAACAGATGGAGTAGTTATTAAAAATCTCTGAGTTATGTTACTTGCTTGAGCATCTATTGTTTTAGATGATGTATTATAAGCAGTACCAGTTTCGCCTGTTTGGTAATTTCCTAGTGTATTTTTTAGTAACTGACCGTCGCTTCCACCGCTTATGCCCAAGAAAGAAATACCAATAAGATTATATTTAATCTCAATTGTCTTTCCATCATTCTCAACGATTGTAATATATGGATTACTATTTGTTGATATATTTCTGAAAGTGACCATATCTACCGTGTAAGTAGAACCGTCATTTCTTGTATATAATTGATCATTTAAATCAGACTTTAGTACATTGTAAATATCTAAACTGGTTCCTGCAATTTGTAATTGAAAATTGCCAGTAATTCCTTGTATCTTACCTGTACTGTTTATAATTGTATTATCGTTAAAATAATGCTGTAAGTAGTTGTTGGAATCTTTTGAAATGAAGATCAAAGAAGGTCCAGTGTTTCCTGTACTTCCTCTTTTATCTGGTCCAGTATTTCCCGTAACACCAATAGGGCCGGTTGGACCAGTAGCACCAGTAAGTCCCGAAATATTCGAGACTGTCTTTACTGGTATATTACTACTTCCGTATATAAAATTTGGCATATTATAGTAGCAATCTTGCTTCTACAGCAGATAGTCTTGTTTCCAAATCATCCAAAATGGTTCCAATATTATCATTAGATGCTTGTGTTCCTAATTTAATTGTTGATATGGTTGCTTCTGATATTACAACATTTTGTGGAATATTGACAGACAACTCAGATGGATCTAATTTCATGATTGGTATCATGGAAACATTTACAGATTGTCCAGCAGTATCAAAGACACCAAATGTATTATTTAAACTGACCTTTGGTGTATAAATTGAATATGTTGAAACTGATTGTACTCCCAAAAAAGTTCCAGATATTTTTAATTGCTGAGATGTAGTAGTGGATGCTGCTCCTCCTGGCCATTTGATATAATATTTGGTGTCACCACTCGTAGCAACTATTGATCCGCTTGTAGTTTCGTCGCCAGTTCTTGTGACGGTTACTCTGCCAATGTTTGAAGCATTTGCAATATATCCAGATTGTAAAGTAATTTCTTCGACAAAACCAAATTGTGTTCCATATTTAGAATAAAAGTTTGGATACAGACTTACTAGCAACTCTTGTGAGGTTCTTGCATCAATAAAGTTGTCTGGAATGTCGGGGGAATTTGTACCAATTATTGGTATGAATGAGAGTTGACCAGTTAATGATTGTGCAGTAGAATCAAACGCTTGTATTTCTCCACCCAATCTATAACCGATGTAATTTATAATAGTTCCAGTATAAGAACCACCGTGTGGTGCTGCTTGATATATTGGTTTGATTACAGACCCAACAGTAGTTGGTGCTTGAACTTGTATCTTTCCTGAAGTTTCGCTTAGGAAATAAACATCAGCACCTCCTGCACCACCTGTAGCACCCGAAATAGTATTAATTGCAGAACTGGGTAATACAATTGAACCATATATTACTACATTTAAATTATATGATGGGCCGCCGACATCAGTAATAGTTTCGACTAAACCAAAAACTTCAGCAGTATTAGATGCACTGGCATTTGATTTTTCGTATTGTCCACCGATTGGATTATAAAAAATTACATCTCCGGCAGTTATACCTGCTGCATAACTTCCAGAGGGTATAGTTGCAGTTAGACGAGAACCGCCTTGTGTTACTGTTACTAGAGTTTGTGATGATCTTATGTTGCTGCTACTTGAACAAGGCATGTTTTACCCTCTTTTAAATTGGATAGTCTGCATCCGCTACTATGTGATAAAATATATTATCATAATCAACAGCACCACCAGAAACACAAAGTTTTAATCCGTATTTTGTTGCATCCTTGAGTAGAGTATCGACACCCAATCGCGCAACTCTATTCTGTGAAGCATAACCAATTGTACCTGAACTATTTCTAAGATCTCGGTTAGAAGATCTATTATATGCATCATTTGCGGTTCCTGTACTTGGGGAGTATATTGTCACGGTGGGTGTTGTTCTTAGTTCAAATGGCCATTGAAGGAATCTACATAGACCATTCGGAAGAACCATATGATGTTCTGTATTATATGTTGGTTCTTCTGTATTTATCATTGTAGTCGAACCTTGGGTCTGATCTAATGCATAAGTTGAGTAATAATATTTTCTGCAAATATTTAATCTCTCTTGTAGAGATTTATGCGTGTCATATGGCAAGGTCTGACTTCCCAGATAAACGCAGACAGATGCAATACTTGCATATAGATTAGTTCCCAAAGCAACCGAATTTGTATTTGCTTCGTTTATTAATGGTTTGAAATTAAACCCAATTTCAAAATAATCATCTGCTAGAGCACTTCCCGGATTTGGTAAGGTTGGGACGGTATATTGAACAACATATTTTGTCCATGTTGTGTCTAATCCGTGTTCTTCTATTTCGTTATAGTCTATTAAACTTGCACCATTATATCTTGAAATATAAGATGTAAGAGAATAGTCACTATACGAACATTTTGCATAGAAACTAAAAGTTATTATTTGAGAATCTAAACTTTTTGCATTTGGTATGACATGTCCAACAGTTAGATAATCTTTACCAAATCCATATGTTGCACCAGTGCCACCACTAAGTCCTAGTGCTTTAATATCAACATAATATTTGGGGTTTCCTTCTACGTCAGATTGTATATCGGCAAATGCTTGTCTTTGTATATAATAAGATTTTGTTGCACTTCCACCAGATACACCATCATGTCTTCTCCACATGTCAGCGAATACTAGACTTCCTGTGCTAGTATACTGTGAGTCTCTTCCGGTACTTGGTCTTTGCCATATAGCAAAATCTCCATTTACTACCAGATTTTCTCCTTGACCTGATCCCGATGAAGAAGTTGCTAATGCGGCGGCACCAAGAAATCCTGATGCTTTCTTGGGATTATTTACTACTGTAAATCTATCTGCTGCATATTGTATACCAAATATTTTTCCGGGATATGTGGGTTGCTCTGACACTAAATTCGTAGGGTCTACGGATGCATTAAAATCTGTTTTTATATAATATACACCAACTGTGGAACTTCTAGCAACATCACCATTTGTTGCAATTTCTAGTAATGTATTTCCAAGACCATCTGTGCTTGTTCCGACAATTAGACCAACAACAAAGTCATCTTCATAACTCAATCCAGCGATACCCGAACTATTTGTGGATTTACTTAGGAACCAACCATTTATAAAAACTCTATTCGATCCTGTATCGTCTGAAATTGCTTCTGATAATTTTGGATTATATGAAATTGCTCGACCTACTGTGAATTGAGCAGCAGATGCCGTAGGTATGAGAGCATATATTCTATTAAGACCTGTAGCACCGGAAACGCCAGATGCACTCGAATCTAAATAGTGTCCTCTATATGGCAACACCATACCTGAAGTTGCACCTAGACCTAGAAGAATTGGTTTTGAAACCTGACCTGTTGTGGTTGGTTCTGTTGGTGTTATTCCTCCTGTTACACTGGGTGAGAGGAAATAGAAGCAACCTGCGGAAAGAGTAGCTCCTGCATTTACTGAAGTAAAATCGCCATCTACTTTTCCTAGTATGGTAACATATACACCGGATGCATCAAGATTGGAGATTATTCCAATTGTTTCTGCGGCCGCCTGACTATTTGCTTTTCCTGCGGTATATCCGGTGCTTGTTATTCTTACCGGCATACCAAAACTTATACCAGATGTACCAGAGGTCAATCCGGTTATTTTATAACTGACATTTGGAAGATCTACTAGACCCTTAAAACTAACTCCACCATTAAATGTCAATCCAGATTGAATAACACCAGAAGTTCCACCGATACTGAGACTTAATAATCCACTTGTATTGGTTGAAGCAAGAATACCATCCCCACCAGTTGCACTATATACCTGCAAAAGATTTAATTTTGCAATTATTTCATCGTTCTCTTTTACATACCAATCGTAAAAGGTGGTATTTCCCTGAAGAGTCGGTATTATATATGTGTTATTCGTTACTGGCATTTATTATCCTATTTTAAGATTATTTAGGTACTGACAAACTGTAGTCGTTCCAACTGTTACCAGTTCTGCTATTGGTCTGGATGGATTTGTTGAGACATCCAAAGAATTGTTTATTATTACTTTATATCTGTGTGCGCCGCATGAATTGCCGTTATTAAAACCAGCAGAATTGTCAGTAAAAACATAACCTTCGGCACTTTCCGATTCACTACAAGGAATAAACTGAAAACTAAGACTAAACCCAATTTGCTGACCAGTAGTTGCAGCTGCTGTTAAATTATTTTGATTATATAACCAATACTTCAAACCATTTCCCACAGTAACCAAGTACCAACCTGCTCCAACAGTAACTATACCATCTGCAAATGTTACAGCATTTGGATTATATGGCACAGCACCATTCCACATTGGATATTTTAAAGTTGCACCCACTTGACCTACTTCCCCAGTAAGTGGCCAATTAGCAAACATGCCCTGAGTTAATGATTGTTGAACATAAAAAGTTTCTTGTATTTCATTTAATTCGGATGCTTGGAGAGCATATCCGGGAGTAAATGCAATTAAAGGATAATTATATGGAGTTGCGCTATTTGCAGTTAAATTTGTAACTCTGCTATAATACGGACTAACTGATAAAGGTAAAATGGAAAATGGAAATGGCATTAATAATCCTTATAGTGCTTTGATTGATGTTATACTAAAATATTTAGTATTTTCTGTATCGGTTCCAATGGATATTGGATCTATTTTTTTAACGGTTTCGGTAGAACCACTGTAAAATACTAAATCTGGTAATTCATACCCAGTAATTGGGTAATCCACACCCTCATATTCCAGTACATTCATATTGACAATTCCACGGTCATCTATTGTTTTTAATTTTAATGTTGTATCTACAAATCCTGTTCCTATGCCGGCAACTTCAACATCAGCTAACTCATATGCCGCAATTGAACCACCTGACTTGAGAATTACAGTCTCGTTTACTTCCGGTTCTGTTACCAGACCACTGACCGTGACCTTTACGACAGTTTCCGAAACCGATGATTTGTATTTACCAACAGAGGTTCCTGCGGTAGTGGTTGTATTTGAAATTCTTTCCAATGGATTTCTGACTATTCCATAGAAATTTATGCTACTTGGTATTGGTATATCGCTATTTGCTAGTTCGGTCAGTGAAATTCTTGCACTAGTTGATACATGTCTTGCATCTAGTGTCTTCACTGGATCAATTCCTAGACCATCTACTTCATCCAAATTGACTTCTATTGACGATACTAGAGTAGACGAACTTATGTTTTTCAAAACACCAGAAGGTACTTGTAAGTGAATATCCTTATAACCAGACCCTCTATTTGCCAATTCGATGCCTTCAATTACATATTCACCTAAAGAATTGACATATGTTTTTAAATTAATAGTTGCGTCAGTTCCTGTGCTACTTGTTATAGTCAGAGATGGATTTGCAGAAGTAACATACAAATCGCTTTCACTATAACTACTCAAATCTATTAAACAAGAAACTATCGCACCATCTTCTACGCCATTTTCTGTAGAATAATACAACCAATAATAGGGAGATGCGCTCGAAAGTATGCTTCTATCAATCAAATCTTTAACTTTTGATTGTGTCGTTGTAATTGATATTGTGCTATCGGGTGTAGAAGAACCAAAAAACTCAGAAACATATAAACTTTCTGGATCTTGAAAAAGCATGTAGCACTGAGAACATGTCATGTTTGCTAATGTGGCATATAAATCGCCCTGTGCATATACTGTATCGGTTACTGAACTAAACGGAACTCTATAGTTTTCTTTAAAATATACGCCACAATTTCCCGTATTTGTTGGTGCTTGGTTGCAGAAATTGGAAAGTTCACCATATTGATTCAATGATTCATCTTCCGAGAAATCATCCAATGAAACAACAGGAATCCAATTTGTAGATACAAACCGCAATAAAGATGGAGTTATCTTAAATAAAGCCAGCCATTCGTATCCATCTTCATACCGAGATATACCATACTCGTGATTAGGAATTGAAGTTGAAGCATTTTTTGTTTCTAAATCTATTCTGTTTAAATTGTTATTGGATATACAGAGATAAACAATTCCGTGTGTTTTGTTATAAACATAGTATTTCGAAGAATTGGTTTTTACTGATGACCAAGGAACATAAACATTACTTTTTGCCCATGTGTAATTGGGAACAACAGCAACCGTATCTGCTCTGGAAATTTTGTACGCAATTTCAGAGTCCTTCCACATAGTAAGGGCAGCATCATTTGTATCATTTGCTTGAATCGTGGATTGTGTAGATCCGAGCAACAAGTAAAGTTGTTCCTTGGTTGCTATTCTATTTAAATATGTTTTAACTGAATTTGATTTTTTTAACATTTTAATCTCGTATTAGGAACCGCTACAACTACTTGAGGTGCAAGTTACTCCCTCGTTTGGACTAGTAAATCCACCAATAAAACACATTGTAAAAAAGTCGAATATATTTATATCATCAAAACGATACAATCCAGAGGAGCCATTCCAATTTGGAAAATGATATGTTGGCCCAGTAAAACCCAAAGTAAACCCAGAACTAAACCCATTACAGCAAGTAAGACCATACAGAGTAATTCCAGTCATAGTTCCAATTGATGTGCTATAAGTTGTGCCTAATCTATATGGTGTGTAATTCTTGAGAGCAGGAAACTCGCAGATAAGATTGGTATCTTCTCCCTCACCTGGTCCAGCGTAATCGGAAATTTCCTTTTCAAATACAACCCTCAGTCCTGCCGGATGTAGGACTTCTTTGTACATATCCACATAAACATCTTTTTCCAAACCTGTTTTGAGCAGATAAGAGAAATCTTGTATCCAATCGCTGTCCTGTAATCTTGCCAAATTTAAAGAACTACCACCTAAATTATTGATAGATGAATAGTTTCCGGTATCTCCACCGAAGGTAAAAAGATCACTATAAAATTTACCACCATTTAATCTTAAAATATTTTCTTTTGGAAAATATATTTTAATGTTGTTTTCATCTACCTCAAAAAGTGTTTTGAAGAAATAAATGATGGAATCTACATTTGTCTTTCTTAAATAAAGATTCTTTCGTATATCTTTGATGAATCTTTCAAATGATACATCTGTTACATTATCAAGAACAGTTTCCTCTACGCCCGGTACAAAGGAAAACAAAAATCTTTTATAGTATTCTCTTTTGGTTTTTTCTATATCAATTAGATCTATTAGTGCTTGTGATAAATCATATTGACCGCCGCCCTCAAGATCGCAGTACAACCAGTTATAGTATTTCTGTAAAAAGTCAAAAATACTTATTGGGGTCGTTTCTCCGTTGTTTATTCTTTCTTGCTTTTCATAAACAACCCATAGTGGTATGTACCGACTGATATCAAAATTAGTTCCGCAAAATTGAGAATTTAATGAATAATTTAAATTTGGATTTTGATTTTGATTGGTTTCAGTTGTTTGTGTAGGCCCAATAGACTGGATTTCGTTTCTAGTATTATACCTGATATCCAAATCAAATAATTCATCAGCAATTGCCGTTGAAAGCGTTCGTATTGCGTGATTTATATTCTCAGGATTTGGATTGATTACAATCATGTTATTGCTATTCCCTCTTGATAGATATTCACTATGTTATTCAATGTAGAATTGAAATTTTTGTTTTTAAATGGAATTGTGAGCACATAGGAAGTTTGAGCAATATCATAAATTTCAATTGTGCCTTTAGAAATATTTACTCTTCCAAAATCACCCTCAATTTCATTTCCAGTAGTAGTAAATGCTCGTAATGGAATGAACGAAGTTCTAGATGATGTTTGGTTGACTTTAATTCTCAATGTTCCCGAAAGACCATTCTTGAATACAAAGGTAGAAGTGATATCATAATCATCTATCAAATTTGCTTTAATTTCATTTCCAAATGAATAGGAATACTGACCATTAGATGGACTTTTTGTTTCTCTAAAATATAATTCAACTGAGTCCGAATTTAAACTAACAGAAGATACATTACTATCTGTTTCTGTTTTTATATCTGTAAAATTTAAATTCAAATTAAAAATATTGTTTTCAAGGAAATTATTACTTACATACGTTTTAACTTCTTCTAATTTTCTTTCTCTATCATTT